AAGCAAGGATTGGAAGAGACAACTCTTTTCACTCCTGCTGAAAAATCTGATATCTTAATCCATTGGATTAATCATACAGATCCTCACTGTTTTGATAACAAGGACGCAAACGACTGAAGGAACGGGGATTAAAAAACCTCATTTCTTTAGGAGACCTACAATGAACACTTTAACTCTCATCAAGAAGCAGATCCAGAAGCAAGCAGCACTGCACGACGCACAAATTTCCCACACCGCTTATCGTGGTGTAGTATATGAGTGCAAGCAAGGTGTTGACGAAACTCACGGAACATTCTGCTATCGCGGTCACACTTATAATAAGTGATATGGAGTACCGATATCACTTTGATGATATGGACGCCAGTAACAGGCCACCATCGTGTTATCAACTCAAATATAGAGGCGTAACATACTGGTCCTGTTATAAAATTCACCTACCAGAATATTTCGAACAACTTTTAGAAGTTGAACCGATTTATAATAAGAAGTAATACTTCACACAACCCCTTGACAAATTTGTCAGGGGGTTTTATTATGGAGTGTCAATGCCCATATACAAATGCAATCCTGGGAAATTATTGAAGAGCGTCTCAAGTTGATTGAGATTCAGATTGATGCTATCCGAGAGGACATTAATCTGTATATTAAACCAGCAGATCAACGCACTTTCAATCTTAGGGAAGCAAACTATTATCGCCAACGGGCAGAGTTGGATGCTAAATATGCCAAGGAGAGTGTTGGCGTTGCTAGTACCTCCGATTGGGACGATTTCTGGCACAATTCTTACGATATTAAATGAATCCAAACGACATATCGCTGGACACTCCAGCAAAAAGTTTTACATATGAAAAGATCTCCCGTCAGATCGAACAGTGTAACAATGTTTCTGAATTGAAGGACATCGCAAGATGTTATATTAAAATGTACCTGAAACAACAGGAAGTAATGTCGGCTTCATTTGGAATGAAACCAACAGTATGATCCCAAACTAAAATCACGGATGAAAAACATGGCTCTCAACCATCACCAGTGGAAACTAATCTACAATGCTGTTCGCAAACAACAAAAACATGAGATGTGTGGTAGTAAGTGGTATGATGAGTACACTGAGGTTCTAAACCACCTTTATCCGATGGCATACTCCGAATCATATTTAAATAATCCTATTGACAATGTTGACTAAAAAAGAGGCAGTCTGGATCTGCCGTAGAATGATTAAGATCTACCATCCAGACTACCGTGGAAATACTCCTGCAAAACAGGAGTATTGGACAAAATTTCTTGACATTCTACACGAACAAGGTAGAATAGATTCACACGACTACAAAACTTGGTCCTGCCCTTTCAAATAACATGAAAGAATTTGATTATGAACTCCCTTATGAGGAACTTGACTTCACGGATCCAGAAATTCGTGGACTTTATCGTATTGGAAGGGGAGAGCAAGGAGTTCTACTGGTACGCCCTTATACAAACGATATTTGTGCTCACTGGCGATTCGTAGATGAAGAAACTGCTACTAAAAGTTCTAATAAAATATACGAAATGTTCTGTGAGTATAAATCGCGGAAAGATTTCATTGGAATGGACATGGCGAGAAAATTCCTTGAGATGGGATTCACTCGTGCCAGACGGTACGCCAATCACTCTTCGGGACGCAAATATGCAAGCAATGGGAGTGTATCTCCCTGCGAGGAAGATTGCCTCACGAATGTCAAAGCAAGAGCGGCGCAGATCTTCAAAGTGATCCGTGATAAGGCTGCATATGATCCAGAGTATCAAAGTATGCGTAAAGAATGGAGATCTAGAGAATGATTATAAGTGAACGTCCTATGTTTGCCATTCCATTTCTTCATATGAGACTGGAAAACTGGCAATATCGTAAAAAAGTTTTGCTCAATCAACTTTTTGACCGTAGGACGATGCAGAGAGATGATAGTCTAGATCACCTGACCACAGATTATCATTATCAATTTGAACAGGGTGAAGAGGGAGTATATAATAGAGAAGTCGCTGATTTATTTGGTGGAGAGATTGATTACTTGATGGAAAGAGCAAATCTTTCATCGGCAGAAGTAATCATGTCTTGGTTTGAAGAGTCGGGGGAGAAAGATTATCATAGTATACATAATCACGGAGCAGAGGGATTTAGTTCCGTAGTTTTTGTTGACTATGACTCTAGTGTACATCAACCTACACAGTTTGTATGTCCTTGGGTGGGAACGGTTGAACAAGAGGTACTTGAGTTTGTTCCGCCAAATGTAGAAGAGGGTGATATTATATTTTTTCCGTCACTAATTGCTCACTACACCAGACCAAACAGAACTGACAAAAAAAGACTGATTCTTTCTTTTAATTTGAAGTGTAAACTTCATAAGGCACCATTCGAACGTTAAACCTATGTCAAACTACGTACAACTAGTAAGAAATAGACAGAAAGCTTTAGACGAAGGTGATATGGAGACTGCTGAGTCAATCTATGGAAAGATCGTAAATCTTTTGCAGTCGGGTAAGGTCACTGCAGAAGAATTTAATGAAGCAGCACAACCTTATTGACAAATAAAGGGATCGCATGTATACTTTGGCTATCGTATTATAGATCATGCATTACAAACCTTACAGTCAGGAGTGGCATAGATACCGCTACCTCAAAGAGGCTATTGATAAGTACCTTGATGATGGTATTGATCCAACTTTTATTATGGATGACATCAAGGATATTCTACATGTTCGATCTGAAGCAGCATATGCAGAATTTCAACGGATCAACCAATTAGAGCACTACCTATCAGACGAGTGAATTCTCTATAAGGTATACTCTAAATATTATTAGTACGGATGACCACACCATGCTATCTACCGCGTACCGTTTAAGACTTGAAGGTATTTGCAATAAGATTGCTAATAAAGAAGAGGTCTCTCTAACTGATATGATGTGGGCAGAGAAACTCGCCAAGTCATATACAACTGCAAGAGACTGGTTAAACAAAGCACGTCGTCAAGCTGCTCAGGATATTCAGGAGGGCAGCATGGATGATTTTATGAATAAGATGGGACTAGGTGACCCCGACCCATCTAATTACAAAACGGGGTTCGGTTCCGCAGACGAAATTGTGGATTGGTTTAAGCAAGACAAACCTGACGATTGGAGACAAAGAGATTGAAAGATCAAGACCTAGACCTTCAATATTTGAAAGAAGAGATTGATAAATTGAAGGAAGAAGTTGCAAAACTTAAAGATGATGTTGAACGTCACTCATACCACAAGATCCCTGACAGGTACTGAAATGAAAATCAGCTTTTGATTCCAAAAAAGCTGGAAAAAAAATTCTGGCAATTTTTTCACTGTCAGGATTTTCACAAATTTCATGCATCATTTCTAAATATCCCTATAATGACGGAAACGGCACAAATTGATGACTGAACCCGTGAAATTCAAGGATTGGGGAGAAGACATTGAGTTGCCCGAAAGGGTAACCAAAGAAGAAGTACGGGAGATGATCGATGCTGCTATACGACAGCACAATCGGAATGCTTCCATTATTAGTATGTGTGTCGGTTGGGTGGTTCTTGCTTTATTTGCTGAAGGACTTCTGAGGTTACTTGGAGTGATTCCTCCACTTGCGACTTGGTTGGATTTATCAATTAAATGATTGAAGTATTAGTCTATCCAGAATTTCAGTCTCTTAATGGAGATTTGGAAAGCTGGATAGATTTTTTGCCAAATGACACTGAAGAATATTCGAATCTTGTCGTTACAAAGCAAACTGGATACAATACGTATCCCAAACCCTTTTTGAAACTGAAGGATTGGGTAGTTAATAAAATCTCTCCTGATCGAGAGATGGAATACCAACTTTGGGGTGCCATTTACAATTATGGTGATTATGCTAAAACGCATAAACACTCTGGTCATGATGAAAATGCATCTGACTATTCTTTTGTTTATTATGTGAATGCCCCAGATGGTAGTTCTCCACTACTCTTCAGTGATATTATCATTAATCCTTCTCCTGGACTTTGTGTGATCTTTTCCTCTGATGAAGTCCACCGTGTTCCCGAAAATAAGTGTGAAAGAAGAATTGTACTAGCGGGCAATTTAAAATGGAACGGACTTTAGAGTGGATTGGTGTTATTTTATTATTCTTATT